CCCGATCCTATGGAATGTGCTACCTTAAGAATAGGAGATCTGGATTTAGCTTTATGGCCTCATCTGAGTGCGTCAACCAGGCTACAACTTCAAAAGACTCTAGGTTTGGTATATTATCTAAGACTGGAGGAGATGCTAAAAAAATGTTCACAGATAAGGTGGTACCAATATCAACCAATTATCCTTTCTTCTTCAAACCAATCCAGGATGGTATGGAGCGTCCCAAAACAGAATTATCCTATAAAGTACCCTCAAGACGACTCACAAGAAACACGCTACGATCCACCACCACCGCCGAGGAAGAGATACAAGACGGGTTGGACACAACCATCGATTGGAAGAACACAGGGGATAACTCCTATGATGGGGAGAAATTACAACTCCTCGTCCATGATGAATCGGGGAAATGGGAGAGGCCCGACAATATCCTCAACAACTGGAGGGTCACGAAAACGTGCCTCAGGCTCGGCTCCAGAATAGTAGGTAAATGTATGATGGGCTCTACATCTAATGCTTTAGATAAAGGAGGGGATCATTTTAAAAAACTATATTATAATTCTGATGTTACAAACAGAAATCGCAATGGCCAGACTACAAGTGGATTATATGCTTTGTTCATACCTATGGAATGGGGCTTCGAGGGATTTATCGATAAGTATGGATACCCTGTATTCGATACACCACCAGAAGCGGTTGAGGGAATTGATGGTCAATTCATATTTACGGGAGTCATTAACCACTGGGAGAATGAGGTTGAGGGGTTAAAAAATGACAGTGATGCATTAAATGAATATTATAGACAATTCCCCAGATCTGAAAAGCATGCTTTTAGAGATGAAACTTTAAACTCTTTATTTAATTTAACTAAAATTTATGAACAAATAGATTTTAATGAAGAGATGGCTATGGCTGGGCATATTGTAAAAGGTAATTTTTCTTGGAAAAAAGGTTTAAAAGATAGTGAAGTTATTTGGTCTCCATCTAAAAATGGTAGATTTAATATATCTTGGTTACCTCCAGTAGAATTACAAAATAATATTATAATAAAGAATGGAGTAAAACTTCCTGGTAATGATGGGTTGGGAGCATTTGGGTGCGATCCTTATGATATATCAGGAACAGTTGGGGGAGGTGGTTCTAATGGATCTCTTCATGGGCTTACTGCTTTTTCAATGGTTAGCGATGTTCCTAATACTAAATTTTTTTTAGAATATATAGCCCGCCCTCAAACAGCTGAAATATTTTTTGAGGATGTTTTAATGGCGTTAATTTTTTATGGAATGCCAATTTTAGCAGAAAATAATAAACCTAGACTATTATATCATTTAAAAAGACGAGGCTATAGAGGGTTCTCTATGAATCGCCCCGATAAAGCAAGAGCAAATTTATCTAAAAGCGAAATAGAATTAGGCGGTATTCCTAATAGTTCAGAAGATATAAAACAAGCCCACGCAGCGGCTATTGAATCTTATATTGAAGAATATGTAGGAAAAATTAATGAAAATCACGGGAATATGTTTTTCCAAAGAACTCTAGAAGATTGGGCACGATTTGATATCACAAGAAGAACTTCTCATGATGCTTCTATTAGTTCGGGGTTAGCCATTATGGCTTGCCGAAAACATATGTATCACCCACACGCAAAAAGAACAGTAAAAACGCTTGATTTTATGTTCTCTAAATATAATAATAAAGGATTAAGAAGTCAGTTAATAAAATAAATATGGCACAAAAATTAGGGCAAATCCCCACAGAGTTTCCGAGCCAAGCGGTCTCAGATGCTGTAAAAAACTCTCAAGAATATGGGCTTTCTGTGGCTAGAGCTATTGAGCAAGAATGGTTTAATAGAGACAATAGTGTAGGTAGATTTTGGCAAACTAGAGATGAATATAATAAACTAAGATTATATGCTAGAGGTGAGCAATCTATAAGAAAATATAAAGATGAATTTGCTATTAATGGTGATTTATCTTATTTAAATTTAGATTGGAAACCAGTTCCTATTATTCCTAAATTTGTAGATATAATAGTTAATGGGATGCAAGATAGGTTATTTACCATCAAAGCTTTTGCTCAAGATCCTATTGCCACAGGTAAAAGAACAAAATTTGTTGAAAATATTGAAAGAGATTTAGCGGCTAAGGAAATGTTAGCACAACTTGAAGCTGAATTAGGGGTGAATGCTAGAAATGTTCCAGAGGAAAAATTACCTGCCAATACTGAGGAATTAGAATTATTTATGCAATTAAACTATAAACAAGGTATAGAGATTGCAGAGGAACAAGCTATTAATAATATTTTGTTAACTAATAAATATCCTGAGCTTAAAACTAGAGTAGATTATGATTTAACAGTATTAGGAATTGGGGCTGTAAAAAATACTTTTAACAATACAGATGGGATAAAATTAGATTATGTAGACCCTGCTAATTTAATTTGGTCATATACTGAAGACCCTAATTTTCAAGATTGTTATTATTTTGGAGAAGTAAAAAGAATAAAACTTAATGAGCTTAAAAAAGAATTTCCTAATTTAAGTAATGAAGAAATTAAAGAGCTTACTAAAAAGGGTTCTAATTGGACGGATTATAATACCATCGGTACTTTTAGCAATAAAAGTGAATTAGACAATAATAATACGGTTACGCTTTTATATTTTAATTGGAAGACATGGGAACACAATGTTTATAAAATAAAAGAAACCACTACAGGAGCCTCTAAAGCTATAGAAAAAGATGATTCTTTTAATCCCCCTAAAGATAAAAGAACAAGATTTGAAAGAGTAGCCCAATCAAGAGAAGTGTTATATGAGGGTGCATACGTTTTAGGAACTAATACTTTATTAAAGTGGGAAAAAGCACAAAATATGGTTCGTCCTAATTCTAATACTAATAAAGTATATATGAATTATACTGTAAGTGCACCTAGAATGTATAAAGGAAACATTGTATCTTTAGTTTCTAAGATAACTCCTTATGCTGATTTAATACAATTAACACATTTAAAACTTCAACAAGCAGTACAAAGAATGACGCCTTCAGGTGTTTATTTAGATGCTGATGGGTTAGCTGAAATTGATTTAGGTAATGGAACTAGTTACAATCCACAAGAAGCGCTTAATATGTATTTTCAAACTGGATCTATTATTGGTAGATCATTAACAGTTGAAGGTGATCAAAATCCTGGTAAAGTTCCTATTCAAGAATTACCTGGAGGTGGTGGAAATCAGATTCAAGTATTAATTGCTACGTATAATCAATATATACAAATGATTCGGGATGTCACTGGTCTAAATGAAGCTAGAGATGGCTCGGACCCAGATCCAAAATCTTTAGTAGGGGTACAAAAATTAGCTGCAGCTAATAGTAATGTAGCCACTCGACATATATTACAAGCAAGCATGGCTATTACTGTAACTTTAGCAGAGTGTATAGCTTTAAGATTTAAAGATGTTTTAAATTTTCACCCAACCAAAGAGGCATTTATAGGGTCATTAGGCATGTTTTCAGTAGGCTCTTTAGAAGAAATGAAAAATCTTAATCTTCATGATTTTGGTATATTCTTAGAATTAGAGCCTGATGAAGAAGAAAAAACAATGCTTGAAAGTAATATCCAAACTGCTTTAAGTGCAGGAAGTATTTATTTAGAAGATGCCATTGATATTAGAGAAATAAATAATATTAAATTAGCTAATCAATTATTAAAATTTAGAAGAATTAAGAAGCAACAGGCTGATCAAGCTCAAGCAGAAGCAGCAAGCGCAGCCCAAGCTGAAGCTCAAGGTCAAGCACAAATTCAAATTGAGCAAGCTAAAGCTCAAGCTGAACAAGTAAAAACAGAATCTAAAATTCAATATAGACAAGCGGATATTGAATTTGAAATTAAGAAAATGGAAGTTGAAGCTCGTACTAAACGGGAATTAATGCAATATGAATTTGAGTTAAATAAGCAATTAAAAGAAATGGAATTGCAAGCTCAAAAAGAATTAGCATCACAACAAAATGAAGCAAATATAGAAGCAGCAGAGGTTAAAGAAACTGCTAAAAGCGTAGCCGGCCCACCAACAAGTGGTAAGCCTATGAAATCGTTTGAGTCTAAAGGTAATGATGTACTAGGTGGTATTGATTTATCAAGATTTGAACCTAAATAATTATTATTTAAACTATTTTATTATATACAATTATGGAAAAAGAAGAAGTACAAGTAAAAGACGTTGGGGAAATTAACCCTGATGTAGTAACTCCTGAACAAAAAGAAGCTGCAGTTATTAATGATGCTGTAGATAAAGGCGAAGTTGCTGAGGAGTATAAGGTTAAAGAAGAAGATGGTGTCTATAAAATTGATTTAGACAATCCACCAAATCAACCTAAAGAAGTTAAATCTAAAGAAGAATCTAAACCTAAAGAAGATGCCATTCAGGAGCGAAAAACAGAGAAAATTTCTGTGGATGAATTACCCGGAGATAGCCAAAAGGTGGAGCAAAACATACGGAAGCAAGATAGTAAAGAAGAAAAAGAAACCGTTGAAAACAAGGAAAAAGTATTAGAAAAAACTGAGGAAAGTACTTCTGATTCACCATTAGAATTAATTAGTGATGTTGAAAAATCTACTAATGAAGTAGAAAAAGTTGCAGAAACTCAAACCCCTGTAGCGGAAACACAAGAAAATATACAGGAAGAACCAAAACAAGTGCTTCCTGAAAATGTAGATAAGCTAGTAAAGTTTATGGAAGAAACAGGTGGGTCTGTTGAAGATTATGTTAATCTTAATAAAGATCTATCTAAAATGGATAATACTTCTTTACTTAGAGAATACTACAAAACAACAAAACCTCATTTAGATGCAGATGATGTAGATTTTTTATTTACTAAAAATTTTGCCTATGATGAGGAGGCGGATGATCCGTCAGAAGTAAAGGCTAAGAGATTAGCTTTTAAAGAGGAACTTTATAACGCTCAAAATTATTTTAAAGGAGCTAAGGAAAAATATTATGCTGATCTTAAGTTAAGTAAGCAAAATGATATTGCGCCAGAATACCTTGAAGCTATGGAACATTATAAAGCGTCTCAGCAACAGACAGAGGAACATAAAAATTTACAAAAAACATTTATTGATAAAACCAATAGAGTTTTTAACGATGAGTTCAAAGGTTTTGATTTTAAGGTCGGAGAAAATAAATACAGGTTTAAAATAGAAGATTCAAAAAAAGTAAAGGATTTCCAGTCTAACATTTCTAATTTTGTTAATCAATTTTTAGATGATAAAGGAACAGTTGCAGATGCTAAAGGGTATCATAAAGCGTTGTTCTCAGCACAAAATGCTGATAAAATAGCTAACCACTTTTACGAGCAAGGCCGTGCCGATGCTATCCGGGAAGCTGCTAAAAAATCTAAAAATATCAATATGGAACCACGTCAAGATGCTTCCGCAATAGTGACAGCTGGTGGGGAAAAAATTAGAGTTGTATCAGGAGATTCATCTGACAAGTTGCGAATTAAATGGAAATAAATAAATTAATAACTTAAAATCAAACAATTATGGCTTTTACAGCGGGCGTACCAGCTGCTTTGCAACCATCGCAAACTAAAGCACTTTACGCCGGAAATTACATTGACTTTACAGCCGCTGGCTTTAGTCAATGGACACAACAATTTTTACCAGATGTATACGAAAAAGAAGTAGAAAGATATGGAAACAGATCTATTGGTTCTTTCCTTCGTATGGTATCTGCTGAGATGCCTTCCACTTCAGATCAAATAATCTGGACTGAGCAAGGAAGATTACACACAAGATATGCTAACTGTTTACCTCAAGGTAATGCTGGTGTTATGCCAGCTGCTGGAGCGGCAGGAGCAATTGCGGCTAATGCTGCATCAGGTGGTGTACTTAATTTTAATGTACCTGCTGCAACGCAACCTACAAGTTTAGGTGTAAGTTCACAGGCTACTACTCAATGTAACTTTAGGGTCGGACAAACAATTATGGTTCAAGTTCAAACAGGAGCTGCTACAGCTGTTGGTGGAACAGGAGAGGTAATTAAAGGTGTTTGTACTAATGTTGGTGTTGGGGGTGGTGCCGTAGGTGCTGGACAACAATTCCAAATTCAAGCTTATAAAGCTCACGGCGCAATTGGTGCTGGGGACTTTTTAACAGCTATTGCTTATGGATCAGAATTTGCTAAAGGTACTGGAAACTTTACTGAAAAGCTAGATCCAGGATATGCTACATTTACTAATGCTCCAATTATTCTTAAAGAAAACTATCAAATTAATGGTTCTGACACTGCTCAGATCGGTTGGATTGAAGTTACTTCTGAGAATGGTGCTAATGGTTATCTGTGGTATATGAAATCAGAACATGAAACAAGACTACGTTGGGAAGACTACCTAGAAATGTCTATGGTTGAGGGCGTTAAATACACTGCTGGAGGTGCTGCAATTGCATTAGGTACATTCGGTGGAAGTTTAGCTGCTCAAAACGCTAGAGGTACTGAAGGTTTCTTTGCAGCTCTTGAAGCAAGAGGTAATGTTTATACTGGATTCGGTGGCCAAGCGGCTGTTGGTGCAGGTAATGGATCTCTTACTGATTTTGATGCAGTTCTTAAACAATTAGATAAACAAGGTGCTATTGAAGAAAACATGCTTTTCCTTAATAGAGAACTTTCTTTAGAAATTGATGACATTCTTGCAATGCAGAATGGTACATATGCTGCTACAGGAGCAAACACTAAAGGTACTTCTTATGGAGTATTTAATAATAGTGAGGATATGGCTCTTACATTAGGATTTACTGGTTATAGAAGAGGTTCTTATGACTTCTACAAAACTGACTGGAAATATCTTAATGATTGGTCTACAAGAGGTGGTTTCGGAGATATCGAAGGAGCGTTAGTTCCTGCTGGTACTTCAACTGTTTATGATCAACAACTTGGTCAAAACATTAAGAGACCATTCTTACATGTTAGATATCGAGCTTCAGAAACTGAGAATAGAAAAAACAAATCTTGGGTTACAGGATCTGTTGGTACTGGTTCTCCAACTTCTGATATTGATGAGATGAAACTTAACTATTTAAGTGAAAGATGTCTTATTACTCAAGCTGCTAATAATTTCGTATTATTTAAAGCTTAATTTTTAACTATAGGATACGGGCCCTTCGGGGCCTCGTGTTCTTATTTTATATTATTTTATTATGACAACACAAACAAAAGAAATACAAAGTAGTTCTGTTGAACTAGAAAAAGATTGGGAATATAGGGATAGAACGTATTTATTAAAAAGCAATTTATCACCTGTATCTTATACTATTCAAACTAGGCATACACCAAGAAAACCATTAATGTGGTTTGATGAAAATTTAAAAATAAATAGAGAAATAAGATTATCAACTAATCAAAAATCTTTATTTGTTGATGAACAAGAAGGATATACATCTTTAACACATATTATGTTTCAAGATGGTGTATTAAATGTGCCACGAACTGATGTAATAACTCAGAAGCTTTTATCGATTTATCACCCTCAAAGAGAAAAAATATGGGAAGAAGTTGATGAGGTTAAAAAAGCTAAAGATGAGGTAGATATATTAGAGTTTGAATTAGATGCATTAATGTTAGTACAACAACTTGATATTGAGCATTTAGAAGCTATAATGCGTACTGAGCTAGGTTCTAGCGTAGGTTCATTAAGCTCTAAAGAATTGAAAAGAGATGCTTATAGATTTGCTAGAAAAAATCCTCAATTATTTATGGAACTTTCACAAGATGATGATATTAAATTAAGGAATTTAGCAAATAGAGCTGTAGAGCAGGGAATTATATTATTAACCGATGATAATACTGTGTTCAAATTTGCTTCTAATGATAAGAAGATTTTAACAGTTCCATTTGATCAGCATCCATATGCAGCCTTAGCGCAATATTTTAAAACGGATGATGGTATTGATTTAATGAAATCGTTAACAAAAAAACTTGCATAACTACTTGGTATAAGGTGAGAGATTAACCTTATACCACCTAATTAATTAAAAACAAATACATGGTTAATATAAATAATGTATACCAAACAGTACTTGTTATAACCAACAAAGATAATAGAGGTTATATAACGCCTGATGAATTTAATAGATTAGCTGAGCAAGCACAAAACGAAATATTTGCAAGTTATTTCGCTAAGCAAGCTAGCTATGAATTAAATGCATTTGTAGATAGTGATTTTTCTGATCCTACTACATATTTAGCTGAAAAAATAAATGTATTTTATAAATCAGGTGATTTAACATTATCTAATGGAGTATTTACTTATCCAGATGATTTGTATAGAGTAGGTGTTATTTCTGTAAATGGGAAAGTAGCTGATAGAGCTTCTCATGAAGAAATAAAGTATATTAATTTATCTCCTTTAACTTATCCTGTTGCCACTCAACCTGTTTATACATTAGGAGACACTGGTGTAACGGTATATCCAGACACAGTAACTACAGGGGTTAAAGCTGATTATTTAAAAAAGCCTATTAGACCAAAATGGGGATATGTATTACAAGGTACTATACCTTATTATGATCCAACTGTATTTGATCCTGCTACTGATAGTTATGATACGCCTGCAAAATCTTATAATTTTGAATTACACCCTTCAGAAGAAAATAATTTAGTTATAAGAATATTAACTTATGCTGGTGTTGTAATAAAACAAGGTGATGTAACTGGATTCTCACAAACTAAAGAACAACAAAACGCAGCAACTGAACAATAATGGCAATATCAAGAAAACCTTTAGACGTCGATAATTACTCAGCATTAGATGGAGGAACAGGATTAGAAGTACCAGGATACTACAGAAGAACAAATCTTAATGATATAATAAATAACTTTGTTGTAGCTTATATTGGAGATGGTAAGGTTTTAACTAAAGTTCCTCGTTATGAAGTAGCATTTTGGGCTCAACGTGCAGTGCAAGAGTTTAGTTATGATATATTTCATTCTGAAAAAGCTATTGAGATACAACTAAGTTCATTAAGACAAATGTCTTTACCATCTGATTATGTAAATTATATTAGCATTCAATACACTGATAATAATGGAGTCCAAAGAACTATTTTGCCTAGCACTTTAACTCATGCTAACCAAGGTATAGCTCAAGATGAAAATTATCATTATTTGTATGATCAAGATGGTAATATAGTATATGCCGAAACATCTGAAACAATTGATAGATTTAAACAACAAGATAAATTAGGAAATACAGAGCGGGCTAATGATTACTATTATGGATATTTCTATGGAGATGATTTTGGATATTATGGAAGAAGATATGGGTTAACACCTCAATTCCAAAATGTAAATGGCAGCTGTGTAATAGATTTAGCTGCTGGCCAAATATACTTTGATGCTTCAATTACAAAAGATACATATATTACTTTAAATTACATTTCTGATGGGCTTGGTAATAATGGTAACTTTGATAATGTATATGTTCCTAAAATGGCAGAGGATGCTGTAATGGCTAGTATACTTTACAATTTATCTAAAATTAGACCATCTGCTTCGGGAGCAGCTGCTTTATATAAGAAAGAAGCATTTGCTAAAATGCGTAATGCTAAAATTAGAATTTCTAATATGAAGATAGCAGAAATGACTCAAATATTCCGTAATAAAGCTAAGTGGATTAAACATTAATAAAATCTTATGCCAGAAATAAAAAGAGCATTTAATCTTGGTAAAATGAACCGAGATTTAGATGATAGATTAGTACCTGCTGGACAATACAGAGAATCATTAAATATTAATATTGGGCAATCAGAGGGTGCAGATGTTGGTGCTGTTGAAAATTTATTAGGTAATGAAGCAGTTGCTTTACCTTCGCAATTTACCGGGATAGCCGATGCTAAGTGCATAGGCTCTCATAAAGATAATGGTACTGAGTGTATATATTTCTTTGTAACTGATAATAAAATTTATGATGAGACTAATCCTGTAAATAGAAGGCATGGTATCTATGAATATAACCAAAAATCTAAACAACTAACAACTTTAGTTTATACTAATCAACTAAACTTCCATCAAAATTATCCAATATCCGGTGTAAATTTTGTTGATGATTTATTATTTTGGACAGATAATAGAAATGCTCCAAGAAAAATTAATGTTGAAAAAGCTAGAAGTGAGCCTAATTATTATACATCAGCCGCGAGTGTTGATGATTTAATTTCTGTATGTAAATTTACTCCTTATGAATCTGCTAGTATTTTAAGTGTTGGCACAACAGGGGAGGATGGGAATCCAATTACATCAAATTTTTTACAAAATAAACTTATAAGATTTTCATATCGTTGGAAATTTGAAGATGGAGAATATAGCGTTTTAGCACCTTTTACACCTATTTGCTTTTCAAGACTTGGTCAAACAGATACTATAAGCTCTACTTTAAGTGATTTTGGTGAAATAGAAACTTTTGTAAATGCAATTAAAGCAGTTCAATTACAAATTCCTACTCCTCAGGGGTTTGGGATTACTAATGTAGAACTAGTTTATAAAGAATCTGCTGGTTCTACTTTATATGTGGTAGATGACAAAGAGGTAACTACAGAATCATTTGTTAACTTTTTTTATGAATCCCAAGATCCATTTAGGACTTTACCACCCGATCAATTAACAAGAGTTTATGATTCAGTGCCAAGAAAAGCTTTGTCTCAAGAAGTTGCAGGCGGAAGATTAGTATATGGTAATTTTTTACAAAATTATGATTTGCCAACTATTAGTTTTACTGTTACTAGAACCGGAGACTCAGATGCAAGACACCCACAATTAGATTATATATCTGTTAAATCCCGAAGAACCTATCAAGTAGGTATAGTATTAGCAGATAAATTTGGTAGGCAATCACCTGTTATTTTATCAAGCAACGGTAAAGATACAATTTATGTAGACCCAGGTTATGATAATGCAGATACTACTACTGCGTTTAATGCTTTAAGAATTGTGTTTAATGATACTACTCAAATTCCTAGTTGGGCTTATTCTTATAGAATAGTTGTTAAACAAAGGGAGCAAGAGTATTATAATTGGATTTCTGCAATTACAGGAGCTAATGTAGTAGCCCGTCTAGGGGATAGTATTAATAAAATACCAAGGGATCAAGATGCAGTAATACCGCCAAGTACATCTGCAACTATATCTCCTTGTGATACATCGGTATATCCAAAATATGTAAACGGGAGTAATGTTTACGATGCTACCTACGGCGCTTTAACTAAAGTTCAATCTATTAATAATCCTGCAGGCACTGCTAATGTTACAACTATTGACAATAGTGGAA